CAATCTGTTCTGTCAATGAAATACATTCAGAACGGACAGTACCGATAACTTCTTCAGTTACAGTACCGTCTTGTCTGATAGAAAATTTAAGTTTTTGTTGCTCAGGCATCTAGTAAAATATAATCTATTGCGTTTGGATGGTCATGAAGATAAGGAACATCTTCTATAGCATCCTTACCTGCTGTGTAAGAATCATCTGCATACTCACAGATTTCATGAGTGTGTAACTCATAGTCATGGTAACCAACGGTGTAATGTTTCATTGGTGAATGGTGCATAGGACACAATCTGGACATTCATATTCCTCTTCGTAGGAATGTAGTTTATCTATTAGTTGATCGTATTCATCTGGTTTAGATTGAACACAATCTCTGTAGTGTTCAACCGCTAGTAAAATACGGTTCATCTCTCGTTCGTTAAACTGCATAATATTAACCGTCCTGGACTGCATTATTAGTTATATCATACCTCTGGTAAGGTGCAGGGGTACGTGTTGAATTGTTGACCGTTCGTGCTTGAAAGGTTCCAGGTGTTCTTGTACTGTTATCTACAGTCCTTGCTTGGAAGTCTGCATTCCAATTCTTGAAGGTTACAGTAGTCCAACCCTCACTACCAGAGAACCAGTTTACTGTACTACTTCCTGGTTGAGATCCAACAGGATCACAATTAACATCGTTTCTTTGATAGGCCATTAGTTACTCGCAGGTCTCCTTGAATATTTATTCTTATGTATTACTCCCATTTGATCATCAGTTGCATAAGATAGATTCCAAGACATAACAAATCTATTTTCTTTGGACATATTTTTCTCTGTCTTATGGTTTAACCATCCTGGAAAGAATATTACATCTCCTGTAGTAACTTCTATTGGTGACCATTCCATTCCATCCCTACCTTCAGGCTCACTAAAATATTGACGATGCATTGGTTCTGAAAACTTATAAGGAGTTAATGGATTCTTCACTAAAAGATTTCCACCGTTCTTTGGAACATACAAATAAGCAGCAACTGCTATAAAAGCTCCAAAATGATTATGTTCCATTGTATAAGCCCCTTGGGGGTGAACATTAATCCATGATTTCATGACTGATCTGTGACAACCAGGATCACAATTCCATTTGCGTATTACCTCTGTAGCAGATCGCATAACGAATTGTTCAAACTCAGCAAACTCTGGCCATTCATGTGGATCAGAATATTCTGGATTCATAGACAAAACAACAGAAGTAACACCACCATTTTTCTCTGGTGTAGGTACATTCATTGATTTTATAAACTGATCCGATGCTTTAAGAGAATCTATGACCTTAGTCTTTAACTTATTCTCAAAATCAAAGTCGTATTTTTTTCTAAAGATTATTGGCCAAGGGTTACATGCTTCCATAATATAGTATATTTGCTATCGTTTACCACCGTTCATTTGTTTTAACATCTTCTGAAGCTCTGCTGTAGAACCTACGAACATAGCATTGTTTGTAACCTTACTTGGACCTTTCTTATCTTCATCTAGATCCTTAACTTTCTTTTGTAGATCCATGAGTTTATCAGTCATGTCTGCTACCTGCTTCATGGCGTTTGTAGCAACTTCATATGCTCTTGGATGCCCTGACTCCTGTGCAACCTCTAACGCCCCTCTGACTGCCTCCTGACCTTGATCTATGAGACTATACAATTCCCCTCTGGTATATTCATAGTCCTTATCCCTGTCCTCTGAGACATCTCTAAGTTGATCCTTACGTTTAGCACAACCACCTTCAGGTGTGTTGGATACATCAACATCAAAGATCTCTTCCATATTCTTTTCAAATATTTGATCGCTCATAATATTTCAAACCCACTATTAAATCCAAAATCATCATCAGGTGTTACTAGTATATCATCATTAGCATCAATCTGTCCATCTTGATTCTTATCTGTCTTAGCTTTAGGTGTATATTCCATCTTAACAGCACGTCTACCAACTGCCTTATCACCAACAGACTCATATACAGTTGCCTTACGAATAATATCTGCCTTGTTGTAAGGACCATATAGGAATGTCTTAGCAGTAAATTGTAATGTGTATACTACCAACCTACGTTCTAAGAAACTATCATCCCACTCATCTTCCATGTTGATCGAGTTAAGAGTGATAGCAACATCTTTCTTCTCACTCATATCAGGAACCATGTTCAGAGTGATATTAAAAGCTGGTTGGAAGTATGGTAATATCTGTTCTAATATTTGTAATCCTGTATCCTGATCCTTAGATAGTATTCCAAGTTCAAATCCTAGAGTGTATGGTACTGGTACATACTGTACTCTTACCTCCTTACCATCACCCTGTACAACATTTTTATATTTTCTTACTGGACTAGTCTTTCTTGCTGAATCATAATCAATACCAGTCATCTCGAAATACATTCGAGGCATAGTAATAGCAACCTTTTGGGTCTTAGGGTTTTCAAATAAACGATAAAGAAACTTATTCTTAGGACCATAACCTAATGCTACTTTCTCAGTTTCTATTACCTCATTGTTGAGTGGGTCTTTCTTTTTAATTTCGATGTTATTAAAAAGAGTACCGAACCCTATAACGGTTCTACGAATTGTTTCGTTATAAAAATGTGTTCCTAACATCAGAAGCTACCTGTAAAATTACCAAATTCACCAAAGGGATTCTCTTCACCCCAATCAATTAATTCATCCCCACTAGTTTCAAATGCTTTATTCTGGTCGTAGTCAGAATTAGTATTATCAATCGTACTAAAGGATCCTAATGTATATAGGGCATTAGAATCTACCCCTCTAATCAAGTCACCATCTAGGAAGTCACCAGACTTATTCATCATAGCAAGCTCTAAGGTTCCTCCATTCCAACCAGAAACCTCACCTATAGTATTGGTAGCAAGATCAAACAACTGAGCTCTCTGACCACTAGTAGTTGTAGTCTCATAAGCATTAATAACATATCTGCTATTAGCAGCATCATAGTAGAACTCACCCTTAGTTGTTGTTGGAGTCTCACCAGTATATGTGTAACGATACTTTAATCTAAGATCTTCAAAATTCCAGAAGAAATATTTAACTAGAGTTGTTGTAGCAAAGATAGGATCAAAACTAGCAGCATGTTCTACAAAGATAGTACCATCACCTTGTGCTGCCCATATCCTATCACCACCTTGATTCTGGAAGTTACCAGCAACAATATATTCTCTTGCTTGGAAATCAACAGATAAGGCAGGTGCAGCAACAGTTATTGTAGGTGCAGTAGTATATCCAGTACCAGGATCAGTAATAGTAACAGTATTAACAGTACCATTTAAAACAGTACATTCTACAGTAGCAACTATATCACCTCCAGCAACATCAGGTGGATCTGAAACTGTAATCAAAGGTGCAGACCTATATCCACTACCACCACCATCAATTGTAACACTATTCAAATTACCACTTTGTAATGTACCAGTCATAGTAGCAGTGGTACGTGGTGCACTTAGAGATAGTGTAGTAACATATGTGTTCTCTAACTCTATCTCATCAATCTCTGCTATACCAGTATCAAACTCATCAGAACCCTGCTCATAGATCTCAGCAGTGATCTCATAGTAATATAGTTTTCCTAATTGATAGAAAGGAGTTTCTCTCTCAACAAACTTAATCTCGTATGCGTTCTCTGTTAGTGGGTAGTATATTAAGTCTCCTTCATTGGGTCTATCAGTAATAGTAAGACCAACAGAAGGTACTACAGACTGCTCCCATCTTCTCTTAGAGAGAATAAACTTAATCTCATCAGTAATCCTTACACCAAACTGACTGATAAATTCAGATGGAGAACCAAACCCTTCAACATTAACTAGTAGCATCTCTATCATATATGCTTGGTTATACTCAGAATGTACTACCTCACCAAGAGTCTTATCCCTAAGCATACTCCTAGGAATATAGTAAACATCAGTACCAAACAACTTGATTTGTTCATCAACCAAGTCCTGTACTAGATTCTGTTCAGTGGTAACACCACCGTGTTGAGGAAAGTATACCTTCTTCATCCTATCATATCCATAGGTGGTAACTCAAATGTGCTGATGGACTTCTCCATAAGCTCATCAATTTCTTCACATGCTTCTTTGTATATTTGCATACCATTTATACTTACTCCACCAGGAAGTTGAACTCCATTAAACTTAATTAAGTTCTGACCCCACTGTTTTTTGAGTAAAGCAGTAGCATACTTCTTAAGGAAATAGTCATCCCAGACCTGTGTGTATGTTGCTGGATCTAATGCCCTCATACAATCTATAATCAGCATCTGATCTTTAACTATTCTATCTGGATCAATATCAATATACAGTCTATCTGCTCTGGTATTAAATCTATAACCTACTAGAGATCCTGTATTGATAATCATATCAATAGTCTCGAAGTGTTGCTTAACCATGTAGTAGTTGACCATATCAACACCACCAAAAGCAAGACCTGTTCCTGAAGTATAGGAAAACAAGTCCATCAAATAATACTGGTTGTTTAGTCCGAACAAACTATTACGAACAAAGCTTGAACTGATACCATAAACCCTAGAGATACCAAATACATGTTCTGGTATCTCTAAAAAATTCTTTCTATTCTCCCATCCTGTTGCATCAGGTGCAGCAGTTGATGCTGTTTCGTTCTGAGTTGTAAACCTAGTTACATCATCTTCTGTAAACTTATGCTTAAGATACATCTTCTCAGATCCATCATAATGCCTCTCGTGGAAATATTGGAGAGCATCATCTATCCGATCATCAATCTGATCATCATCTAAATTAATTTCTAAGACTGGAGCACCTAACTGTCTCAAACAGTAATCTTTAAACTCAGCCTTCGTGCTAGGAGCAGCCATACGAATACCAATAGTTTCCTAATGGTATTTAGCTTCAAGCCATTCTACCTTCCAAACTAGGTACATTTCTCAGTATCATGTTACATGATACAACGACTTTTTCTTCGTCATGTTCTTGTAAAGGAACACCATGAGGAAAATCTGAATGAAATATTAAGAGTCTACCAGGTTTACAGGGTAAAGAAAAAACTTCTGAGCTTAGATCATTATATGAATAAGGGTCTTCTATTATGTTCTTAGTAAAATCATAAAAAACAATATTATGTTTTTCTGGATCTGCTTTTAGATAAAAAGCACATGAAAGAAATCCTCCATGATGGATATGAGGGAAGATAAAATTTCCTTTATTTGAATGGTTGAACCACATACCAGCCATGAATAAATCAGCTATCCTCTTATTATCATATCCATATTCAACCATAAATCCTCTAGCAACCCTAATAATTTCTTTACTTAGATCTTTGAATATAGGTAGTCTATGAAGAGTTTCTATAGTGGTATGGGATGAATTTACATTAAGAGCTGAATTACCAGCAGTCTGATCTCTAATGTCTTCCATCATCTCAAGCATTCCTGGAATCAAATCCAGACCTATGTTATCGTGACGACAAACTACTTTAGGAAATACCTCATGTATTTGTGCTTCTGTTGTTAAATCATGCTTCATTACTAACTGGTTCCTCTGGTCGTGTATATGGGATTTCAGGATTGTATACTACTTCTTCTAAGAACCACGATTCAACAGCAGCAATGTGGTCAAATATTTTCTTCTGATCTTGGAATTCACAATACCAATATATTTCATCAGCTCTTACCATACCATCTTCTAGAATATCACTATCACGAATATGCTCATTATCTTCTGATTGATTCTTCAAGAAAGCTTCAACAACCATATTCAAATCATACCCATGCTTCTTCTCAATCTTTTGCACTAACTCATATAAAGGAATGTCTTTCAGTAGAGGTGGGGTTTCCCTATCAGGATGCTGTTTTAAAACAGGTGTTTTATGTCCATATGATACAGGTTTTCCTTCCTCATTAACATATATCACATCAGGGGATATCTCTTTTGGTGTAGTATCCGCAAAGCCTTTTCCAGATTCGCTCATTTTTTCAGATCTAAATAACTCTAGTATAACATATTTATCGTCATAAGACAACTTGACAGAAGACGGGTTATACTG